AATTAAGATGATACAGTTTTACTTCGCTAATCTTCGGCCCGCTCCAATTGCATCACTTTTGTCCTTGCAATTTGGGAGATTTATCAATAAAATTAAATACTTAGGGCGAGGACTCTGGTGGAACAAAACGGCCTAGAAGGAACACGGTTAGCAGCAATCCACGAATACGAACGTTATGCAGAAGAGATTTGGAAAGAATACGGAGTCAATCCCACTACCCTCGATGTGCCATTGACCACTACTGTATGGAAGACAATGCTCATCGGGCAAAGAAGAAAGCAACATTACGTTCAAGTCGAAAAGGACTTGGAAGCAGTACCAAATTCGATAGTTGAGAAGCATCTAGGGAACTTGTTGTTAGCAAATGACGTTCAAGAGCTCAGAGATTCGCTTGCCAAAGCTAAGCAAGCAATTCTTGAGCTTGCTTTGTATTTGTGGGCAAAGGGAAGAGCTGAAGGACCAAATGGCGCTGAAGATCTCCTCAAGAAAGCACAGAAGGCAAAGTATCTCGCCAATTATCTTGAACGACATGGGAAAGCAGATTATGCAGCTACACAAAGAGAAAGAGCATATCTGCTACAACAAAAAGCCGCAGGTGCAGATGTAATTCTTACGAAGCGTGGTGAAGGTGTTACCCACAAAGCTCGAGAAATCTACGCAAAGCTAGAAAAAGATGGACCGAAAGAACGATCAGTATTGATCGCCGCAGCAAGAGCAGCTGGAATCCACCCTGGAACATGTGCAGTTCAATACGCGCATTATCGACGCGAACAAAGGACCCAAGAGAAATGAATAAGTTCATCAGCCGGCGGCGGCTCATGTTGTATGGCATTGAAGTTCATGCAGTTCACACGGATGAATTCATATTTGAAGTTCACAAATGCGAATACATCGGAGATGCCAATGTTAAAGTTGGCATCAAACTGCACGATTCCAAAGAGATTCAGATCACAATGTCGCTGAAAGATTACAAATCTTTACCAACGCGCATTCCGTCTGAAAGGTTCCTCAATGGGATTAATGAGACTTGAGGAATTTATATCCTCAAAAACAGCTAGAAACGCTTATGTTAAAGAGGTTGGATTTAAAACTCTATACGTTCGAAAGAATAAGAAACGGTTCATCTCAGGAAGGTTTGTTTACACTGTTCTTGATATTGCTAGTCTAGAGACATTACATCCAGGTGAAGGGAACTGGACTTCTCTTTTCAATCGTATTCGGGAAAAATACCCTGAATGGACAATCTTCGTTGAAAATGTAATGAATCCGAAGTTTGAAGAAATACTTGTTTCGCAAGGATTCGCAATCGCAGAACCACAACTTAATCCTCCATGCTTTTACTATCCTGGAACAGACTTCCACAAACAAGTAACATGGGAACCAGATAGACCATACGAAGATGGATTGTTTTGGAAGGACAAATGAAGATAGGCTTCACAGGCACACGACATGGAATGTCGTTTGGCCAAAAGGATAGATTGAAGCGCATCCTTTTGGTTGAACAAGTTACTGAGTTCCATCATGGCGATTGCGTGGGAGCAGACGATCAGGCAGATGACGTAGCACTCGAATTGGGGATTCGAGTAATCGTTCATCCGCCGCTCAACGATGTTTTCCGGGCTCATGTTGAACGGAAATCTTATCGTAAATCTCCGCTGATTGTACTCATGGAGAAAGACTATATCCTCAGGAATCACGACATAGTCGACTCTACCGATGGGCTGATCGTTGCTCCCAGTTCCAATGAAGAAACGATCAGGTCCGGCACTTGGGCGACTTATAGATACGCAAAGGGGAAGAAGCCACTGATTCTACTAGAGAGGTAGTTATGACGTGCGTAGCGCATAGTCAAAAGTCTGGTTTGCGATGTGAATGCCAACCACTCCATCCCGGGGAATGTAGTTTCACTCTCTATTGTATCTGTGGCGCGAATTATTGCATCGGAAGATTTATTCGAACACTGCAAAGAGTTAGTTATATTCTTCCTAAAAATCAAAGCTACGCTGATGTGATCAATATAAACAGGCTTCGCGAAAACGGGATCTAAAAATTATGAAAAGTGTTCTCTTTTTCGGGTTGCCAAGGTTGCCATGTCACCGTATTATATTTCTAACAAACGGGGCATTTCGCCTCGGGCGAGTTTTATCTTCAAAGGAGCTATATCATGGCAGCGATGAGTGCAGAAGTGATGGCAGAAGCGAAGAAGAAGGCCGAGGAAGTCGCTGCTGCGAAGCAGGCAGAGAGGGATGCCAAGAGGGCGGAAAAGGATGCCAAGAGGGCAGCTCGCGAAGAGAAGATCTCCAAGAAGCTCGAGAACAACGGTATCTCTCGGCCAGCTGCGAGTACCAAGACCGGAACGGTCTGGGAGATCGCGGACGCAGTGAGCGCAGAGAAGGGACTTCCTGCGGATCGCAAGACTGTGATGGAGCGAGCAGTCGCGGCTGGTATCAATCAGGCAACGGTTGCAACGCAGTACGGTCGCTGGCGGAAGTTCCATGGTCTGAAGGGAGCGCAGAAGACCGAAGCTGTCCCTTCCGACACGCAGGCTCAGAAGTAACTCAGTTCACACGGACGAGGCTAAGGCCCGGTCGGAATCCGGGGTGGGTAGCGAGCGGTGATGAACTGAGTGAAGGGCTCTCGGTGTTCGCGCACCGAGAGCCCTTTGTTTTGTGTTCTAAAAATCATTTGGCAATCTACTAGTTCCATTATATAATCGGGCCATAACATGCCGAATCTACAAGTAATTGAAAAACAGGTTCTTGATCACGAAGGAAGGATACAACTACACCATGTTTTTTCGACGATTCAAGGAGAAGGACCATTTACCGGCACACCTGCAATTTTCGTACGAGTTGCTGGATGCAACTTACAGTGCCCTAATTGTGACACAGATTATACCTCTCTTGGTATACGTCGATCCCAGACTGAATTACACAAACCTAGCCAGATTGTATACATGGTCTCTGAGCTGGCTGCTGCACCACACCTCGTGGTAATCTCGGGCGGTGAACCATTCCGTCAGAACATTAAACCTCTTGTTCACATGCTTGTGGATGCAGGATACTACGTTCAGATCGAAACAAATGGAACATTGTTTGTAAATCTTTTTGATCATCAATACGATGAAGGTGTTTTAACAATCGTATGTTCTCCGAAGACAGGGAAGCTAAATCCTTATTTACTTCCACACATTAATTGTTTCAAGTACATTATAGATGCTGAACACGTGAACCCGAATGATGGTCTTCCAATGGAAGCTCTCGGGCACGCCGCATTTCCATTCGTGGCTCGACCACCACCTGGATTCGATGGTCAAATCTATGTGCAGCCGATGGACACTGGCACTGATTGGAAGAATGTCGTACATGTTAAAGCGGCGATCCACAGTGCAATGAAATACAACTACATCTTGTCCATGCAAATGCACAAGATCATAGGGTTAGAATAATGACGCCTAAACCAAGAATCCCACCTCCGATACATACTAGAAGCTATTCATCAACCGTTTCAGCTCCAATAATTATTCAGCCAGTATGGCAATCACAGATATCAGCTCAGGTAGGGTCTACGTCTGCTCAGCAATGTTCTGTAAATTGTCAAGTGATTCCAGGGACAAAGACTGTAGAACTACCCTGCACTGTATGTACTGGGGATAAAACACTCTGCATTGTACAAGGTCGCGATTATCCACAAGTCCCAACACCCAGACCAACATCAGCTTGTGTAATACCATCAAAGCATCGAGAGATCATGTGTCCGGTTTGCCTTGGCACTGGCATCATCACTGCAACTGTTCCTACATAGATTGGAGCTACATATGGATGCCATTCTTGTTCTCTCCGGTGGTCAAGATTCGACAACGTGTGGATATTGGACGAAGGAACAAGGATACACGATTCATGCGGTTACGTTCGATTATGGTCAACGACATCGGCGAGAATTGGAAGCAGCTGGTGTAATCGCTAAGTTGCTCGGAATCGATCACGAGATCATCAAGATTGGTCCGATTTTGAAAAGTACCTCACCATTGGTAAGCAATAATTCTCTCGAACAATACGCCGATCCACAATCGCTTCCAGGCGGTATCGAGAAAACATTTATTCCAATGCGCAATCAGTTATTCTTGACACTCGCATACAATCGAGCAGCAGCTCTTGGTGCGCAGGCAATCGTTACTGGTGTTTGTCAAGAAGACTACGGCGGCTATCCAGACTGCCGAGAGGTTTTTATTGATGCGATTGCACATGCATCTAACCTTGCATACTTTGGTGATGAAAAGATGATGGATGGAGATTATATTCCCATCCATACACCACTCATGAACATGACCAAAGCAGCAGCAGTTCATATGGCTCTTGCTATGGATGGATGCTACGAAGCTTTGGCTTACACCCACACATCTTACGATGGCAGTTCAGTACCAACCGGTCATGATCATGCAACATTACTCCGAGCCAAAGGGTTCATGGAGGCCGGCGTTCCTGATCCTCTCGTACTTCGATGTGTTTGGAATGGAGACATGCAGTTGCCTGATTCACAGAATTATAGACCACATACTGCCGATAAGTACATCCAACGACTTACTCCATTCTTCCAAAAGATGCGTACGGAATATGGCTTATGATCACTGCAACGCGGTATCATGATATCAGTTGTGGACATCGTGTTTATCAGCATGAAGGAAAGTGTCAACATCTACATGGCCATAACTATCGAATCTATTTCACAGTCAAGGCACCACATATCGATAAGATAGGGAGAGTAATTGACTTTGGAATCATTCGTGAACTTCTTTGCGTATGGCTCGAATCTAACTGGGATCACAAATTTCTCGTCTACGAGAAAGATCCCTGGTACATGTTGATGTACGCATTCGATCAAACTGTAGTTCCAGTTCCATTCAACCCAACAGCAGAGAATATGGCAAAACATCTTGTCCAAGTCGTTGGACCTCATGAACTGCGAGGATTCGATGTCGACCTCATCGAGTGCACGGTCGAAGAAACTCGTAAGTGTTCAGCCACCTTCACCAAGTACAAATAACCGTGCTCCAGCGTGTGGTGGCACATGGTGCCGAACTGTTTCTGCTGAAGAGATTTTGCACTCTCGCCGGAGCGGGACATCGTGCAGTGTGCATCATGTTAGTGGCATCTTTAAACAGTCCTCCCTTGTACAAATCATACGGTCCTTGCTCATTGAGCTTGACCCGGATCATGAACGAGCGGGGCTCAAGGAGACACCGCTCCGCACTGCGAAAGCTTGGGAAGCTTGGACATCAGGATACCGTCAAGATCCGAAATCAGTCTTTAAGATGTTTAAAGACGGGGCGGAGAAGGTAGATGAAATGGTTGCTCTAAAGGGCATTCCATTTTATAGTCACTGCGAACACCATCTTGCTCCATTCTTCGGTGAAGCTACTGTAGCGTACATTCCAAATGGAAAGATCATTGGCCTTTCCAAACTAAGTAGACTAGTCGAGATCTTCGCACATCGATTCCAAGTACAAGAACGAATGACTAATCAGATTGCAGATGCTTTAGTCAAGGGATTAACTCCACTTGGTGTCGGTGTAGTTATGAGAGCACGTCACTTCTGTATGGAATCAAGAGGGATCCGCCAGCAAGGGATCGTTTCAGTTACTAGCGCATTGAGAGGAGTAATGCGAACGAAACCAGAAGCACGTGCGGAATTCTTTGAACTAGCCAATGGAGAAAAGCGATGATAATAATATGCAAAATCTGTAACAAACCGATTAAGCGCGTTCATCGATTAACAAAAGATTTGCAAGCTGGACTGTGCTGTGGCATGGTTCGATTCATAGGAATCATTAGGATGGGAGATAGAGTTACTCTCCCACCTGAGATGCGTCTAGCTCTTGAAAAACATCAAAAGAAAGAGATTAAGAACTAATGCTCTGCTCCCAAACCATTCGCAAACGAGTTAACGATGGAAACTTAGTTATTGAACCATTCACAGATCACGCTACAGCACACGGAAGAACCTACGGCTTATCTCAATGCGGTTATGATATTCGAATCGCACAAAGCCTCACTCTATGGCCATTCTGGGGAAGACTTGCATCTTCATTGGAACGCATTCGACTCCCAGCTGATCTTTCTGCTGAAGTAAAGGACAAATCTACAAATGCACGAATGTTCATCTTAGTACAAAATACAATCATTGAACCCGGATGGGAAGGATACCTCACTCTAGAACTAACACGATTTCTACCATGGCCCATCAAGATTAAAAAAGGAACACCAATCGCCCAAATTGTATTTCATCAACTAAATGAACCAACTGAAAATCCATACGACGGGAAGTATCAAAACCAAACGCAGATTCCGCAGAAAGCTAAATTCTAGTGCGACTCTACATCGCTGGAGTGTTTACTGCGAATCTCCACAAGACCAGTAACCTCTACGCGCGTCTTACGGAGGAGGAACGCGCTGCGCGAAACGGAGTTGAATACTATCTGGAATCATTCCACTATATTAACAGAGAATCGCGCGTTAATCAGATTCGAGAAGAAGGCATCAAACTTTTCATGGATTCCGGAGCATTCTCCGCATTCACACAGGGGGCGACAATTGATCTTGTGGAATACGTTGAGTATCTTCGTAGAAATGCTGATATTATTGAGATGGTGGATAAGACGCCTCTATTTTCAGTTCTCGATGCTATCGGCGACCCACTTCAAACCTACCGCAACCAGTTGATGATGGAAGAGCTAGGATGCAAACCTCTCCCATGCTTCCATTATGGTGAAGACATCCGTTGGTTAGAATGGTACATGAAACACTATGACTACATTACAATCGGTGGCATGGTACCAATCGAGACACAGCAGCTCTTATTTTGGCTTGATTGGTTGTGGGAACACTACCTATGTGATGGTAGTGGACGACCTCGGTTACGCGTACATGGTTTCGGGGTCACAAGAATGGTTATCATGGAACGGTACCCATGGTATTCCGTGGATTCATCCTCTTGGGTTCAATCATCCGCCAACGGTGCCATTATGGTACCAAAATTTGGAAACATCTTCATTTCCGTTAATTCACCTTCAGCCAAATATGCTGGAAGACATATCGACACAATTCCCGAAGCACAGAAACTAGAACTAATCAAAGAAATAGAAAAAGATGGATTTACATACGAACGACTACGAGATAATTATCTAGCTCGCTGGACTTACAATCTTAAATCATATACTGAAATTGGCCGTGCACTAAAGAAAGAAAATAAAGTCTTTATCCGAGACCAGAAAGGATTATTCGAATGACTATCGTCGAATGCATTTTGTTTAAGAAGAACGAGCGGTGGTATGGATATGATTTCAAACTTCCGAAATACACGGAAACATATCGTGTTTATGGTGCAACAAAAGAAGCGGCCGATAAGCGGCTCAAAGAGGAACTGGATCGAATGATTGGGGAAGGACAATATACTTTGAGCATTTCAGAGAATCAGACAACATTTGATATGAACATGACATCTTGCCACGACTCTCCAACTAAAGGTTAAAAATGCCTGCTCCAAGTATTGTCAGAACCTTGGAGAATCTTCGTTTCGTTAAAGGCGCAGTTGCAAAGAAAGACTTTGCTCCAGTTCTTACACACTTTAAAATCCATGAAAATCGTGTCACCGGGTACAATGGTTCTCTTGCTATTAGTTCTCCAGTGGATCTCAATATTTCTTGTTATCCGAAAGCAATTCAGTTCATCAAAGCAATCCAAACTTGCGAAGAAACCATCGCCATCAACCTCACCCAAGGAAAGAAACTAGCTATCAGAAGTGGGCCATACAAAGCGTTTGTTGATTGTATGCCCGAAAATGATGAATACCCAATCGTTCTTCCAGAAGGCGATACCATAGTAGTCAATGGTAATATGCTCTTAGAAGCTTTCAGAACAGTTGAACCGTTCGTTGCTGAAGACGCTTCTAAACCTTGGGCACGAGGAGTTCTTCTCAATGGACAATCCTGTTTTGCGACTAACAATATTATCCTTGTCGAGAAGTGGCTTGGTGTTGATCTTCCTCCCGTCAACGTTCCAGTGGAAGCGGTTACAGAAATCTCTCGAATCAATTTACCCCCAATTCAAATTCAAATTTCTGACCGATCCATCACGTTTCATTTCTCAGATGAACGGTGGATTCGATCTCAACTTCTCCCTCCTGACTGGCCTAATGTCGCACGAATCCTTGAACAAGATGCAGATCAAGCCATCATCCCAAAAGGATTTTGGAAAGCACTAGAAGCTATTCGTCCGTTTTGTAGTGAGCAAGGGGCTGTGATCTTAACCAAAGATTGTCTCTCCACTCACGGCAAGAAAGGAATTGACGAAGGTATTGGATCATACATGGATGTTATCGGAGTCCCTGAGATCGGAGAAGGCAAGGGCGGATTTAATCTAACACAACTTCAATTACTTGAGTCAGTTGTCCTAACAATGGGGTGGCGATGGCCTGAACCATGCATCTTTTATGGGAATAAACTTCGTGGTGCATTCATTGGAATGGTAATCGTATGAGATTTGATTCAGTTGGAATGTTCTGGCAGGAGGCTCCTCAATCGGGGAAACGCGGGATCCCTAGACACCTTGCTCCGATCCCACCATCTGATTGGAAGCCACCGAGTGAGTTCCCTAATCTCTCTGCTGCTAAATATCTTTCGATTGATACCGAGACATATGATCCTGAGCTTGAAGACCATGGACCTGGATGGTCGCGTGATCCAGGTAAGTTTAATATCGTTGGATTCTCAGTGGGAGTACCTGAAGGACAAAGTTGGTACTTTCCGATTCGGCATACAATTCAAACCGAACTCAACCTCAATCCAGATCACGCCCTCGCGTGGGCTCGAGACACCCTTCGAGATCCCAATCAGCCAAAGGTCGGTGCATCTCTTCTCTATGATGTTGGAGGGTTTAGACATGAAGGAATTGAGGTGCGAGGCGACCTTTATGACGTTCAGTTCGGGGAAGCGCTTCTCGAAGAAAGATCCCACGTCGACTTAGATTTCCTTGCCGAGAAGTATCTCGGCCGAGGCAAAGAACACCAGAAACCAATGATTGAGTGGCTCGCTCGTTCCTATGGTGGGCGATCCACAACCGACTCTCAAAAGAAAAACATCTATCGTTGTCCACCATCACTAGTCGGTCCATATGGTGAAGACGACGCCAAAGACCCGATTCTCGTACTTCCACACATCTGGAAGAGATTGGAGGAAGAAAATCTAACTTGGCTCTTTAGAATGGAATGTGATCTTATTCCGTTGCTTGTGGAAATGCGTTACCGCGGAGTCCGCGTTGATGTAGCTAAAGCGGAACAACTTCGAGACCAACTGGCATGGCGCATTGCTAACGAACAACGCAAGCTGAAAGAACTTGTTGGGCTTGAGGTCAATGTATATGAGTCCGATAGTTTGGCTCGAGCATTCAATAAAATGGGAGTGGCATATCCTTACACGGCTCCTACTAAAGCTCATCCTCGTGGTCAACCGAGCATTACTAAGCCGTGGCTCGAAAAATTAAATCATCCTCTTGGTAATCTAATCAAAGAGATCAAACGCTTAAAAAAGATTCGCGATGTCTTCATTGAAAGTTATATCTTGGGAGGACAAGTCAATGGTATTGTTCATGGCTCATTTCACCCACTTCGTGGAGAAGATCGCGGTACAATTATCGGACGTTTTAGTTCTTCTAATCCTAATCTCCAAAATCTTCCTATCCGAGATAAAGTGGTTCTTGCAGACGGAACTGTTGAAACTCTGGGGATAGAAACACGAAATCTCTTCATCCCGTTTGAGGGACACGCACAATGGCGTAAACTGGATCTTAGTCAGATCCAGTATCGTTTACTTGTTCATTATGCTTGTGGACCCGGTGCGGAGGAAGCACGCAACAAGTATCGTAGCGATCCCAAGACTGACTACCACAATTGGACGCTCGAATTAGTGCAAGCTGTCTTTGGCAATAAACTAGATCGTCGGCCTGTGAAGAATATTAACTTCGGTCTTTCATTCGGCATGGGTATCGATAAGCTTATCACAGATCTAATGACATTTGGACACTTCCTTGCTACTCGTCCAGCAGCAGAACATTTCCTTGATATGTATCACAAGGGTGTTCGTTTCTTGAAACCAACAGTTAAATCTATTACACAAGAGGCAGAAAAGACTGGATTTATCACTAGCCTACTTAATCGTCGTGCTCGGTTTGACTTGTGGGTACCAGCCACCTACGAAGAACATGAATCACCTCCACTCCCACTTGCTACTGCTATCCAACGATATGGTCGAGTAAAGCGTGCCTACAGCCACAAGGCGCTTAACCGTCTGCTTCAGATGGGCGAAGCGGACTTTATGAAAGCTGCTCTGTGGAAGTGTTGGAAGGATGGAGTCTTCTCCATTACGGGAGTACCGACACTCACAGTCCACGATGAGAACGACTTCAGTGATCCTGGGACGAAAGAGGCTGCTCAAGGATTTGAGCATATAAGGGAGGTGATGGCTAAAGTTATTCCGATCTCAATTCCAGTATTCTGTGAGGAAAAGATCGGCTCTCGTTGGGGTGAATGCGATTAGGAGATACAATGCGCGTTAATATTTATGCTGAAGAGATGCCAAAGACTCCTCGGGTCGAGTTAATCTCTAAGACTGTTGATGGTCAGGTATTCACCGGCATTAGGATCTATCTGTATCTGCCGGTGACAATGGGAGCAGAGCAGGTTGCTGGACCGTTCATTCACCATGAAGGAGACGATGACTCGAGTGCAATCACGTTCTGGGGGAAGCACTACACGCAGGCGACTCTCGAAAAGGCACTTGATCTTATCAAAGATTTTTATGCCGGAAGGGAGCCCTAATAAACTTACACCCTAGAACATACTAGTTATAAGCCCATACAGGCCCGTTGCCAGTAGTACAGGCACGGGCCTGTAGCTAATTACATAGATTCACTTGTATTTATGGCCCACATGTGAGTGATGCCGTTATTGATGTAGATTGTGGTCCTTCTCCAACTACGTTTAATGCCGAGATCATATACAAATACGTTGTTCCAAGCATGATTGATTGGTCATTAAACGGTGGTGTTGGAACATTAGCAATAACTAAGAATGGTCCCTTTTTAGAGTCGCTACGATAGACATTATAACTAGTTGCTACTGCTACCGGGTTCCAACTAACAACGATCTGTGGATTACAAGCAAGACCTGTCGGAGCAGGTGGAAGGCTCAGACCAGCATCAGGTGGTCCTGCATCCGGTGGACCAGCATCTACAGGAGGTCCAGCATCAGGCATCGGTGCACCGCCTTCACCTGCTCCAAGAATAGCTATATCTACGTTAGCAACTACAATCTGTATATCTGCTGAAATAGATATCTGTTGCGGACCAGGAACTAATGCATCAGGAGGGATTGGCAACGCAATGCTCTTATTCATTGAAAATCCAGTGTTCGGGGGTCCAGGCATCGAGAATGCATGACCATTCACTACATAATTAAAGGTATTCACTGTATCATAGCTATAAGTAAACATCAGAAGAGCACCATCAGGAGCTGCTGCAAGTTGATCAGCAGTTACTGGAAGAGTAACTAAATCAATAGGTGTACTCCAACCCAAGTTAGTCAATCCATCACTTGCAGTAGTAAACGAATCAAGAACGTCAAGAGCAACATCACGAGGCAGAACAGGACCATCGAATGCTAGATTATCCCAAGCAAATGTATGGTTAGTATGAACGCCATCTCCATTCGGGAGAAGAGGCTGACCATCTTTAGCAGCATTGTAATGAGTATCCTCTATCCAAACAACTCCACGAGTAAGTGGAACGGCAACTGATGTACTTGACAAATGAACTAGCGTCGACGAACCGGGATCTGTAGCGTATACGTCGACTTGATTTTGAGAAATCTGAACTTCTATATGGTTCATTGGACCGTTAGGACCGCTCGCTGCGATCACGCAGCCTATAGCTTGACTATTAGCGATCCGATACTCGGTCTGAGCATAATTCGATGTGGTCACAATTGAATCGACTGTCCAGCGATTATTGTTATCATTCGGACAGTTTTGAACCTGACCACCTTGATTCGGAGTAAAAGCAGCCGAGAAACGAATACCTACTGAGTTCCGTGGTAACGAACATGTATCGCACGGAAGAAAGTGAGCATTAGGAGCAGGCACAGGCTGATCAGTAATCCATAACTCAGGCCATGCATCATGCGAACCAAACGTATCATTTGTTACATCAAAAGAAATTGTTCCTGTTCGACCTGCAAAGTCGAACGGCTGACGTGGGTACATTGCTAAAGCTACATACGTATGAGCATCATTCACAGCTTCCCGCAGTTGACCTCCGCAGATGAGCACATCGCTTCCATCAGGAGAAGACGGCTGCAAGCTCCCACAAGCATCAATCGTAGCAAGTTTCCATTCATCGTAAGCGTGTTGCCCAATATTGTTACCTCCAATTCGAGACACTCCCCAGAGCACTCCGTCAAGCTGTCCAGATCGACCTGTCGTAGGATGTGGACTATCAAATGTTTCGCAAAACCCAGAACCGTCCGAAAGTTGTTGTCCACAAGCTCCTAGTGAGACAGCGATCACGTTATTCGTTATACCTCCATCATTCTGTCCGCCATCAAGAAGTTTCTTCAAGTTACTACCACCGCAAGCAGTGAATAACAAAGCAATTACGATATATCGTCTCATACCTTCTCCTTATCGAAGCGAGATTAATTTGCATGATTGAATCGGGAATGTTGCTCCAACTGGTGTACCAATAGATCGGACAACAGCACATGGTGAGCATGGATTAGATGCCGAAACAGGCAAGATCCAAGGATTACTTCCAGTAAACTGCGTCTTGCCATCTTTCATAAAAACAGCTGAGGATATACCAGCAACAGTTGAACAAATAGCACCAAGTCTTAGATTTGTTCCAGACCCAAAGCCAACATCTGAATCTACATTAGCACCTGTTCCAATACGTCCTCTGATCCTTAAACTAGGGCTCAAACTATAATCCATCGCCCATCCTTGGAAATATGTCGATGCACTGATCGGCATCTCTCCAAAGCCAATTTCTTCAACAACACTGCTGCTTGGGAACAAATCAGCTCTCCATTCAATGAATGGAACCTTGTTAAGAGTAATAAAATCGTTTGGAGAAAATCCCATCTTTGTATAATCTCCAGCTGCGATCGCTGCACTTATTAAAGCTAATCTCGCATGCGGAGGACCAGAAAGTCCACCAGCACCAATATATCCGGCATTAGCACCACATGCAATGTCCCAGAAACCCATGATCACACTATCATTAGCAAATGCTGGAGTATTCCCAGTAGAGCGCCTCACGGTACTATAGAATTCACCATTCCAGTCTACATAAAGATGGAGAGGATCATTGCGTAAGAAAGCTTCAGGCAGGATTTGGACGTTATCAATTAAACATTTTTCACCAGATACTGGTGCAGCCGCACCACGAACATATCTCCAATCGAAAGTATGTACTCCAGCATTTAATACATCAGATATCCAAGTGCCAGCTGATTCAGCCATTGTAGGACCAGAACTCATCTGAAAGGCTATACCTCCATCAATGTAGAGTGCAAGGAAATCTGTCATTGTAATATTGTTCTTAACATCGAATTGAAACTGAATCCGAGATGGACTGTAAAGAACTACAGTCGCACCAATAGAGCTATTAGTACTTGCACCCTGAGGAGTAGGAGCAGATGCTGAAGCAGTCCCAGTAAGAGGTCCAGTTGTAGAACGAACCCAAGCAGCATCACTTGGATATCGAGGAGAAGGAGTCACCCACATTGGATTGGGTGGAAACGTCGTGCTCTCAAAACCTTCGTTTGTAATGAACTGGGGACCATTTGCATCTAACCATTGGAGCCAATCATAAACAAGACGCTGATACCAGTTATAATACTGAGCCGGTGGTTCTTCGCCAGGAATCCAGCCGATATCCATCTTACCTGATGATGGAGTAGATTCATTCGGACCAGGAACGCCTTGTTGGCCAACTAATTCGCCCCAACGCGGAAATGAAGTTGGTCTCGAGAGTGCCATTATACCACTCCTGCGAACTTGCCACCTGATCCAGGTGTAAGTGACGCGTTTGGAAATCCTAGACCGGTACCACCAGAGAAAACAAATCCATGAGCCCCAGGAGGGAACGTTGAATATTCAAGATTTGATCCGACTCCAGCTTTACGGGCAAGTTTAAGCATCGCGTTCAAATCAGATGGATATGGAATATCAACACCATTCAATTTAACAGTGATCTTAGCAGGATAGTATTCAACCACAGTTACAATGGCTTGATCACCAGTAAGGATACTAAATATATCGATAAGATCCTCAATCGTTCCACTACTACGATTAACACGAATCTTAGCTTGAATCCAAATGCGATACTGATCATCAGTTCTGCCATTACGTGGCTCACCAACTATTCTACCTAAAAGATCAAGCTGTACGCCGATAGCAGTACTAACATCGAATCCAGGAGCAAAGGTACCAAGAGCATCAGTACAAACTTGGACTTCATTCGAACATTCCCCTACAACTTCTTTTACACCAGAAGCACTAGTATCTTTGTACTGTTGAAGAAGTCTATTTGTTCCTCGTTGAGCTGGAGCAGACAACATGTCATAAACAATTGTTGGATTATGAGCATCGTTCCAAATCTCTGTATCACTACGCGAAACTTTTGAAACTTTGATTTCATCAAGAAGACCGGTGAACGAATTAAAATTAAGTGTTTCACATCCAATATACCAATGCATGTTTCCAAATGTTATTGCTCCTGCTGGTCTTTGCATTAAAAGATTACTAGATATTTTGATTCCATCTAAAAAGAAATCAACGAACATATTCAAAATACCAGTAGCAGTACATCGTACAGCTAAATGATGCCAAGTTCCTGGTTGAACATTTTCCCAGGAACCAAACTCTAAATAAACACCTTCATTAACATCCAAGAAAAATCCCGTAGAAGTAAGACCAAATGCAGCTTCTATACCATTATTCCCTGCATAAGTATAAGTTGTACTAAATCCTACAAAACCAGCACGGTTAGCTCCACCATAATTCGGCCATGTAGCGGGCCAAGTAATACTAGGATCGATCCTAAACCAACTCTGAAAGGTAAAATTCCCAGAACTTATAAGCGGAAAAATAGGGTCTGGGAATGAGTAAGCAATACCATTAGTATAATTTCGATCTTTATCAGTTCCTCTAGCATTACCGATGATTCCAGTTCCTACTATATATGCACCGGATGGATTCAACTTATAGAGACCAGTATCATCTGAAATCGAAAATGGAAAAACTAATGGATCATCCATCCTCCACAAGGCAATGGTGTTAACATCAAGTGGAGTTCCTAGAAATGGTGTTGTCATAAGTGGCTGTACACTTGAATGTTAGCGGTAGCAAAGAATGCAAGGCTACGAACATCGATAACAATATTAGTCGAACTAGTTGGAGACGGAGAGGTACTAATCAGTAGAGAACGAATATCGAGTACGCCTGCAACTTGATCAAAGATAGGACCATACAATGCACTAGTGATAATATCATCGCCAACTTTATATCCCGTGAAATCAGGATCATATGCAGTCAACAAACCGTTAGAATAATCTACCAAAGCTTGCTTAACACGTTGATCTCCATCACTCGGGTAATTCGCATTCTTTTGAACATCTACGGACACATAAATCTGCACAATAGTAGGTCGAGTAAAGTGAATCGAGTGCACGATTCCCATTGAATCAGTTACTGGTATAGTCGTTGTTCCGTTAGTCTGAATTCCTGCTCCCTTTGTGAACACAGAATTGGCCACATCCGAATCAGATCCACCCAGTACAATACATTCTACGCTATGTGGAGGAAGACCATTAGAATCAACAACATCTCCAGGGTTCTCGATAACATTTGCACTAGTAACACCAGATACTGCAAGAAGACCAGAACGAAGTGATTCAACGGAACCCTCACCAGATCCAGCTAATTCTTCGATACGGCGAGCACGAAGTTGAGTATCAGATTCTTGATTTTGTCCAGTTATAGCATCAGTTGGGTTGATAAAAGAATTAACACCAGATACTGGATTTACCGGAACAGTCAATGTTCCTTTAACGGCTATTACAGCACCATAATCATTTGATTGCATTGGAATCGCAACATGAGCGGTTCCCACACCAAGATACATCCAGTGAGCAGAACCATCAATGATATCGAGTCCAGTACCAGTCGGTCCACCCGATGTAGCGGTTGCTCCAGGAACCGTACAATAATAGATGTTTCCAACATTTGTTCGAATATCTCCTTGGATTGCAGTATACGATGACCACGCAACTGTAGCAGCGATTGTGCCACTAGCTGTCGTTTTAAAAACTGGTCCGCCACCTACCACTGCAATCTGAGTACCTAAATTAATCACAGAACCAATACTGCCGATCGCAACTTCATCTACAGTACTTCTAGTCGGTGATTTAGGATATGTTCCAGTCAAAGCACATAATGCTACAAGTCGTTGTCCTGAGGCTTGATCAGGATCAAACGAATAATAAACATCTTCTGCTACTTGCCATGGTTCGTCAATCATTGCAGACACGTCTGCAATGATCTGTCCAAATGGAGAATCACTATTGAAATCTGCATTCGCACCAAACACAGACGAAAATCGAATAGTAAGGTCAGATATAATCTGAGCCAAGGGTTTGCGAACAAACCCTACATCAGTTACGCCATAGACCGTCATCCGACTATCCCACCTATCTGATCGCTAGAATCGGGATCAGTTGCTTGCCATGCGATGGTAAACTGCCGGGAAAGTTTATCGTACTGTCCATGGACTTCAACATTTACCAATCCAAGAGCAGTAAGAGCATCTGTAAAAATAGACTGAATATAAAGAATGTTAGGATTTTTAACAAGAATATTACCAAAGTATGGAATGCCGAGAGTAGAATCCAAGAAAAATTCACCCTGAAATGTCTGAAGTCTAATCCGAGCTTGTTGAGCTTTAGCATCTTTTCCATTTATGAACATAGGACTGCCACCGGATGACATTATGAACCCTCCGGTAGTCTTATCAATTGCCAGCGAAGTTAGCATTCAACACCCATTATGTTGATATAATCATGGCTATCTGCTACCAGAGTAGATGAAGAATCAGCCACTGCAATCTGAAGCTTATATTGATGTAAACCAGCAGTTGGTGCACTAATGATCCATCTATAACTGAACCCATAATGGTTGTTCACCGCATCTATCTTTGATACATACGCGGTTCCTACTGCAACTCCATCTTGCATAAGCCGAACAGTGAATGTATTAGCTGCTGACATCATTTGTACGGAAAGTGATGAATCAATACGAATCTTCTTAGCTCCAGAAGCATTGATACTGATTGTGGATCCGGGAACATCCACAAAGCTGGTTCCCCAGGAGAACCCACCACCAATGAGAGCAGTTACAGTTGATACCTTGCTAGCAGTATACTGGATAAGTGCTTGTATAGTGGAAGTATGAGGTATCGTTCCACCGACAAGAGCACTTACTGAGGCAGTATCCTTAACAGTTGCTTGAATAACAGCAGTTACATTAGTACTCTTGAGACCTATTCCCTTGATAAGTGCTGATACATTCGAAGTCTGAAGTGTGGTTCCTGAAATAACTGCTGATGTAGTAACTGCTTTAGGAAGGGTTGCTTGAACAATAGCAGTAGCAGTAGTACTCTTACTAACTGTAGTAGGTGGATTAGCATCAAAATAAAAAGTATTGAAATCAAACGGAGAGTTTGATCCACCTTCTACAACAACTGAACCATCTGGGTAGATTCTACACCAACCTCCAGCAACACTATTCCCAGATGTAGCTACATAGTCAACAATTGCATTTGGCCGATATCCAACTGGAAGTATAAATGCTGTACCAAGTACACCACCACTAGCTGCACCACGAATATGAACCCAACCAAGTGAATCTTTCCAATATGATACACCTTGATACGGGAATGGAGCATCTTGCCAACCATTCTGATAATGACCAGTTACTGGAGTCCAAACGTTTGCATTACTTGCTAAGATTCCAATCCCAACTATAGTCGACTGTAAAACACGATTAATAATCAATGCAAGAGCAGTTGTAGTCTTTGGCTGTGTTGCCGCAACCTGTGCAATCGCTGCTACAAATTGAGGAACCGTTACTTGAATAAGTGCAAGAGCATTTGTAGAAGCTTTTTGTGTTCCTTGAACAAGAGCTAATGCACTAGTACTCTTTGTTTGCGTTCCTTGAACAAGTGCAAGTCCACGTGTATACGGTGTCTGCGTACCCTTGATCAATGTTAATGCTGCTACATACTGAGGTACTGTTACTTGAACAAGGGTAAAAACACTAGTAGCAGCTTGTTGTGTTCCTTGAATAAGAGCTAATGCATTAGTAGCACGTGCCTGTGTTCCTTTAATGAATGCAGATCCAAGTACATAAGGAGTTTGTGTTCCTCTAATAAATGCAGTAGCTAACGCATATGGAGTTTGTGTTCCTTGGATTAAAGCAAGTGCATTAACAAATTTAGGAGTAACAGTTGGGATCGGAGGAAGAGCATCAAAATAAATCGTATCAAGACTGATGGGGTGCGCTCCATTAGTTGGAACAACACTACCATCAGCCCGAACTTGAATAGTACAAAAAGATCCAGAGGTACTTGTAACAACATACTCGGCAGTCTGTAACGGACAATATCCTGGAGGTAAAACAAATGCTGTTTGACCGTTAGTACCACCTGTTATAGAGCCACGAAGATGTACTAAACCTTGTTCATCTCTGTAATACGAACCTGAACCATACGGGTAGCCAGCATCATTCCAACTGTTAAGATAACCACCGCTCATCGGAAGCCATACATTAGACCGAGCGGTGTTTATTAAAGTTGCTAATGATGTTGTCTTTGGTCTCCTTATTCCGGTTTGAGCAGATACTGTGGTAGTCTTTGGTGTCCTTGCAGCGATCTGAGCTAAAACGGAACTGGTCTTTGACTGAGTAACAACCGAGATACCAGGTTTAAGTGCAATCAAAATACCTGATGTAGCCCACTGAGTACCACCTGAATTAGCAGTCTCTGTTTGCGAAATAGCAGCAATACCAGTTGCGCCTGCTGTCGACTTCGGGAATGACCAGATGCCTCCTGCGATACCTTGAAAATCTAGGGCTACACCATCATAAAACGAATTCATTACTAAAGTAAAAGTCTGACCAGTAGGTGTATTTAACCTCGTTGAATTATAAGTTGGACTAGCAGAGGATCGATCATCAACATTAACACTTGAGAGCAATAAGACTAAGTCTTGAGCCGTTACAGTTGTAATACTTGGAATGTTATTATTAGTCGGTGTTCCAGTATTTGTAATAGTTCCAATGACATCAAATGGCGCACTAGTACTTACACCACGAAATGCTGCAATCTGAGCAAGACAACCAACACCCGGAACTTTGAGGCTTGGAGCAGTATCACTACCAGTCGCCAACTTGTAAAAACCGATGATGTTATTACTATTAAAACTGAATGGTGTCCAACCTGTTGGTGTTCCCGCTGAAAGATACCCAGGAGCCGACACCAACATTATGAGCAAATCATTAACAACAATTCCGGACGGCAACGGAACAGTAACATTCGGAGTACTATACTGTGCAGCAGTAACAGCTGTTCCAACACTAACCAGAGTTGGAACAGCCATCGCTCACCTCACTGTTACCAATGCAAGTCTTTTG